AGATGCTGCCCTATAGCCTTGGGCGTTGGCTTTTTCGTTTACCATAGAACAATTATCGCTGATTTCGCATTAAAAGGCAAGGGATGAAAACCCTAATGAAATCAACAACTTACATCAACGCCAGGGAGGACCCTCGAACCAGCCAACAATGCTGTATCGTTTGCCTTTCGTGACTGGCTTGACGCCATGTAAAACAAATGATGGGAAACAAGTCATGACGCCCTGTTTTCGAACAACATCTTTTGGTGGATATTCTGGTATTTGATCAAATTCAAAGTCACCACCTTCATATGAGTTAGGATCTGACAGTTGAACAATCGCTGATATTTTTCTTTGCTGCCCTGGTTCGGAACTCAACGAGTTACCTTCAATCCAATCCAAATCCATATGAATTTTATATTCGCCTTGATATTGTTCAGAATATTGAGTTAATTGCAACGGCGGTAAATCTGTAATGTGCGCCTTGAAATAATTGTTATTAATGTAACTAACATTTCTCCAATATCTTTCATGTATGAAGCCCAACGTTGGATGGTCCGATTTAATCCAAAACACTTTACTTCTTCTGTGCTCAAAAACTTTTTTTAAATCGGGTGAACGACCAGTATAAGCCCAAGTTGGTGTTTCTTTTTGTACAGTTTGTATGATCCACTCACACTCTTCTGGAGTGAATGCTTGCGCGCATGCCCATAATGCTTTCATTGAAATTTAGGTCCTTCAAACCAACCAACTAAACTAAAGCGCACTCCTCGAGTCACAGGTCGCAAGGAATGATACACAAAAGAAGGAAATGCTATCACAGACCCTTGCTTTTGTATTACTTCTTGTGGAGGTTGTTCATTTAAATTATCAAAAACAAATTCGCCGCCATCATAATTTGATTTAGGAGAAAGTTGAGTCACAACGGAAACCTTACGATGTCTTGGTGTGTCAGTAATCCAAAAAACATCTTGATGGCTTTTATATTCACCGTTATCAGACCCATAGTATTCAGTAAATTGAATTGGTGGCAAATATGTGACATTGAAATTAAAAAAATCACGATTCACTCTCACCAACAATTTCCAATAGTCATCGAACAAAAAAGTAAAATCGGGATTTTCTTCACGAATCCAACGCACTCTTGATCTTCGAAATGTTTTAGTTTTGTCGCCATCCATACCACCAACCGTAGGTTCTTCTGATGGTATCTTCATGGCGAGTTGAATTATTTTATCGCAAGTTTCTTTCGAGAAATAACTATCCCAAAATGCCCACTCACCCTTCATAGTAACTCCATTGGCATGTCCCAAACTCTAACTTTAACTCCCGCCTCGCGCAGCATTACTTCTGCATGCTCAATAGAGTAATGCTTTCCCGCACCCTTACCAGCAAATGGTCGGTTTGGTCCGATGACTTCCTTGATGCCTGCTTGAATCAATGCGCGTGTGCAATCAGCGCATGGCTTTGGTTCCCAATTTAGATATGCACGAGAATTGTTGAGCGAAACACCAACACGAGCAGCATTGAAGATTGCATTGCGTTCAGCATGCTCAACCCAGTGATACTTTTCTGGCGCTTTCCAACGATCACTCCAATCTTCTTCGATTCCACGAGGGAATCCATTAAAACCCGTCGACAAGATGACGTTATCATCATTGACGATTATACACCCCACCTTTGTCGACGGGTCCTTGCTTTTCTGAGAGATCAGAGTAGCCTGTAAGATAAACAATTCATCCCACGTTAATTCATCACGAATCATAATATAATCTCAATGGTTATTTAATTTCAATCTTACGAGGTTTCTGTTCTTCAGGGATGACATTTTCTAGTTGAATAGAAAGAATGCCATCAGCAAGAGTCGCGTCGCGAACCACTACCGTATCAGCAAGAACAAATTGACGAGAGAACTGGCGACCAGCAATACCCTTCACAAGGTAATTGCGTTCGTCTGTATCTGCCTTTTTGCCTTTGATCTTTAGAGAGTTTCTCTCAGAAGTGATTTCGATTTCATCTTGTTTATAACCAGCAACTGCAAGTTCAACTGTGAAATTATATTCGTCAGTTTTAATGACGTTCACAGGTGGGAACGATGTTGTTCCTGTTGCAGTTAAGATTCTGGTTGCGTTATCCAGCGTAGAAAACACATGTTCAAAACCAAGTGCCGCTGGAAGTAAACGATCAAGATGATCCATAGATGTAAGTGTAGTTATATTTGTCATTTGTAACTCCTTTAATAAGCAAGTTTATAGTTATAGACCCCATATGGGCATCCAACACTATTTAGGCATTATTTACGCCTGTGCTTCCAAAACCGCCACTTCTTTCGGAATGCTTTTCAGGTCTCGTTGCTATAACTTTAAACGCAAATGGTTCATTGGTAGTGACTTCAGCCTGAGCGATACGATCACCTTTGCGAATGGTTTGGTGCATCTTGGAAACATTAGTTAAAAGAACAAACACTTGTTCTTGATAATCAACATCAACAATGCCTTCGCTGTTTGCTAGGACTAATCCTTTCTTAAGAGAAAGTCCAGAGCGAGGATGAAGGCGAATGCTGTAGTTCTGTAACGGAAGTTCGTCGTCGTGTCTTGCAATGTCTGCAAATGTTTCAATCGTAACGTAACGTTCGATTTTAAAAATTAATCCAGTTGGAATCAAAAGACGATCACCTGGATAGATGGAAACTTCTCCAAATCCGTTTACATCTCGTTCAATAGGTGCGTTGAAGGAATCATATCCAGTTACAACATTTGAAGTTGGCTGGAATGATAAATCAAAACAGTTTGCGAGAGTTGTACCATATGTTGGAAGTTCAATATCATCACGAAGTTTGTATACATTCACTGCGAGCATAATTTATTCCTTTATGTATTATAAACAAAAACTTTACTATTTTGTCGCATGCTTGGATGATGAGGTTTTCCATCTCTAATTTCAAATAAGAAACAACCATTTCTCCAAGGATCGTGAAATTCGCCTGGACCAAAAATTTCTCCAACTGCTTGTTGAATCACTGGCGTCCAAGCATAGTCATGACCAGCAAAAACGCTATTTGGTTTCATCTTTGGTAACCATGCAATAATATCGCGCTTGACGCCCTCATAACTATGATCACCATCAACAAAAACAAAATCAAGAGATCCATCTTCGTAGTCTGCTGCAGCAGCAACTGAATCTTTACGAATTGGATTTAAAACGTGACGAACAGGATCAATGTTTCTTAAAAAAGTGTTATAAAGTTCTTCGCCGAAAAGATCTTGTTTTACTTCTTTACCATCTATGATAGTATTTTCTTTGACATATGCTTCTTCAGCCCAAATATCAATACAATCAAATTTGATATTTTTACCAGAGTTGACAAGTTCAACTCCCATGAATGCTGCTGACATTCCTTTCCAACTACCAATCTCAACGAAGTGGCTACCTGAAGGAAATCGATCAACCATTGCTTTATAAAGATTGGGAAAGGTGAACCAGTTCTCACCCATATGTGGTTGATTATAAAAATGCTCCATTACTAAATCTCCTGTATCATAATCTTAAGATCACTCAAACCACGTTTCACGCGATGATAAGTGTTTGCTGGAATAGTATAAACTTCTCCAACTTTTATTTCTATGGGTAAACGATTGTCTAATTGCAATAACCAACCTTCACCTTCAATTATAGTTATAACTCGCGTAGAATGATCGCGATGCCAAACTAATTCTTCGCTAACGACATCTTTGTCAAAGATACGATAAAAACTGTTAGCACCAATACGTTCTTCGACGTAAGGATTTACCACCAAGTTTTTCCTGAATTTGAGAAATATCTTGGCCAACGGCATGCCCAGTAAGAAGCACTGGTCTTATCCTTATTTGTCAAGCAGTGGTGGCGGGCAACAAAAGAACGAACACGCGCAGGATCGTTATACTTCTTCGCCATACCTGATTGACTGAAATTAACTTTCTTTACGCCACCATCGCTAGTGCGAACATATACTGCACCACCACTACCTTGGCGAAATGGTTTGCCAATACCCTTACCGTCAGTTTTATCTTCTTCATTTACAGGAACGCAGTTAGGCACAACCTTTTCGCCTTTTTTCTTCATTCCCTTTTGAACGTATCCAGACCAGCACGCTTCTTCTAGTTCTTCTTCGACTGGAAAGTCTAATGGAACTTGTTTGCCATTAAACTCTGCAAACTCGCCAATATCGCTTTCAAGCAAATCAATTTCCCATTCATCGGTAGGTACATACATGCCGCGAGAATATAATTTCTTTGCTTCACGAATCAACTCGAAGAACTTATCAGATCCTGGACGAAAAATATTTTCTGTGAAAGATATCTTTTCGTCCAAGTGATATTTAACTGCTTCTGATAGAGAAACTTCTTCGTTGATTTTATTTGTCATTGCTGTCTTGACTCCAACTTACGACCTATGTTGTATTTAGCAACTAGTTGCCAATCGTTTTTATCTTTAAAAGCAATAATCTTAATTTGCGATAATGGAGCG